GGGCTGACTTAATTCTTAGATATAAGGATTTGATAAAGCGTGTCTATCTTTTCTTCTATGCGTGCAACCCGGCCTTCTAGATTATGGCCACCATTGCCATCAGGCTTTAACTCACTTAGATAGTGCTTTACCAGCCAACGCACTGATGCAATAAATGATCCAATTATTGTGGCAATAGATACGACTAATGCCATCCAATCATTTGCGGTCATTTGCTATTGATGCCAAACTGATCATTTTTAGGATCAAGGAAACGCATTAAAGGGGCAACTACCGCACCTGCCAAAATTGCAAATTCAGGGCGTACATCAGCGACTAAAGCCAATACTGTTGTAACGGTTGCAACCGCCACGCTTCTTAGGTATGACTTAATAATCTCTTTTTGATTCTTGTTAATTGTCATTCTAATCCTAACTGTTTTATTTTGGCCTTAACTTTATTACGATCTAACGCAATCTCAAAGTGCATTTCATCTTTACGCTTTTTGTAATTGCCGCCCCAGGCCAAACCGTATTTAGTTATTAACAGGATAATCATATTCCTTTGTTCCCTATTAAATGTATTTGACTTGCCCAAAGGATGCTTAATTGCATTTAGATCAATGGCTGTACCGGAAGCGTGGTTACTTAAAATTCTATCTGATCCCCGGGTTTGTCTAAAGGCATAACCCCAATCATCTAATTGGCCTTGATCAATGGGTTCTACTAACTCATGGAACTCTTTAGCAAAATTAACAAGCAAGGGTGCAACCGCTTTTGCACACGCAAATCTAATCTTTGTACCTGGCACTGTAAAAGTTTCAATGCGTAAAGCCTTGCGATCTTCACTAGCCGGCCAACCATTAGGGCTGGTTAATTCGCGTAAGATTGCCACTCTAAATTTTCTTCGTTCCAACGCCATATACCTTCGGTTGGCATAGGTGTTGGTGCTTGCCAATCAAATTTGTTATTTAATGTCCATGATTTATATGGTTGCGGTGCTATAAAAGCATCATTAACTTGATCATACTTGTAGCCAACACCTGCATAGTTATATCTAATGTTGCCATTATATGAAGTGCGCTTACATACTTGGCCTCTAAAGTTTCCATACCAAGTTTCAGTATCTAAACCTTTAATGGTTTCTGTTTCATCAATACCGACTATAACCTCGGTAACAATATTATTATCATCTAAAAATGCGTAATGTGCCATTATGCCCAACTCACATTTCCTGTGCCTGCTGTAACGCTAGTAATTTTATTTGCACCACTTGTAGTAGTAGATAAAGTTAAACCGCCACCAGGGTTTGATATTGTTAGATAATCTGGATATTTAAGAATCACAATACCTGATCCGCCAATACCAATACCGCCACCGCCTGCATTTCCAATTCCACCGCCACCATTACCAGTATTTGCTGCTCCATTTTGACCTGCACCGCCTGGAGGGGCTGCACTAAAACTACCATTACCACCTGTTGCATAAGTAACTGAACTACCTGAAATGCTAGTTGCAACACCTGCACCGCCTAAACAATTGGTAGTAGAGCCTGCTGTGCCGCTTTGACCAACAGCACCTGCACCGCCACCTGCACCTGATGCATAAGGCGAAGCATTACCATTTGCATTACCACCTGCAAAACCTTGATTGGCTGTGCCTGCCGCGCCAGTTAAAGTTGAACCTGTTGGACTAGCACCGCCACCTGAACCACCTGTACTTGGTGCAAGAGCCTGCGCTGCACCGCCACCGCCACCTGTTGAAGTTATTGTATTAAATACTGAATTATTGCCATTAGTTCCATTTGTATAAGTAGTTCCATTACCACCAGCACCACCAGCACCTATTGTTACTGTGTAATTTGTATTAAGAGTAGGCACAAAAGCAGTTTCTAAACTACCACCACCGCCAGTAGCATCTACTGTACATCTAAGTCCACCAGCACCGCCACCACCACCAAAACCACCACCACCACCACCACCTGCCACTACTAAATAATTGATTGCAAGTGGTACTGCAGATACTTGACTTAAAATGCCTAAAATATTCATTTGTTACTCAGCAACCCTACCAACAACATACCAACTATTTGTACTAACTTTAATACAAGACACTGCACCAAATTGTTTTGTTATTGTTGGATTAGTAGATGTAGTACCAGTTGATGCAATGGTTACACCTGATCCTTGAATAATAGATACTGTGCCTGCACTACCAATTTTAATTACATTGATTACTGATCCGGTAGTAATTGCTACTGTATCAAATGGTGGGATTGTAATAGTAGTTGTACCAGTGTTTGAATAAGTAATAAGTTTATTATCGGCATCTGTAACCACCAAAGTATCTGATGTAGCCGTGACTGCTCTAACGCTTAGATTGGCGATAGAGTTCATTTGAGCCGCCGTTAAAACTTGACCAACGGAAAAGGTTGCCATTTATCTATACTCCCTAATAAGCCAAAGAATCTTCATCTAAAATTCCATCAACGGTAGAGTCTAGCAAAAAACCTGACGCAAAGGGTATCGCGCAAGTAAAAGTTACCAAAAAAGATTTTGGTGTTATCTCATAGGTAAGGCCTGCAATTACGCTATCTGTAACCACATTTCCTGCCGGCAATGTTTGAGTAACTTGGATTGGATCAAACATATCTAAATTCAAAGCGGCTACTACCCGGCTTGGATCATTCTCACCATAGGCATCAACTGTTAATGAATTAAGTTGGATGTCCACACCTTGTTCTTTTCGGGATGCAATAATCATTTGTGCTTGATTTAACGCATCTGCCTGTGTCTGCATAATGCCATTTCTTACCCGACTATGCTGAAAATAATCCTCAATACTGGCCGTATCGCTTGCGGTTGAACCACTTAACCCTGTTGGCGTTACAGTTACTTTGTTAATCATTTGATAATCTGAAATATCAAATTCAACTGCCTGATAGGTAACATCACCTGATCCTGGTACATCACTAAACTCAGTTAATGTGCCACCTGATGCAACTATGATGTCATTGCGTGATAAGAATTTTGCGTAACCGCGTTGATCCATATAGAACGCGCCCAGGTCTGTACCTTCTACCACCTGACACGCACCTAATAATGATCTTGATGATCCATCATCTACCTGAACTGTTGTAGTTGCAGTAGTTGAAATATCACGCATACCACCTGGCCATTCCCCGGCATCCAACAAACTTGTAATTCTTTGTGCGGTAGTTTGTCCACTGCTACCACCACTAACAGATGTAATAGTTGTTAAATTAAGTAACTGAAATCCATCTACGCAAGATAAGGTTACATAGGCTGGATCAAATCCAGTAGGGCTTTGATAATTCCATTCCTGTACATACATAGAACCTAAGTTATATGTTGTTCCTGCATATTCAGCCGTAAAGCGAACCTTACGCATAGGTTTAATCTTGCCGTATAAACTAGAACCGGTATTGGCTGGATTAAATTCACCTGTTTCATCCACAAATGTAATGCGTGCCGTGCCACCTGTAAATGAATCTGATGATCTATTAAATGCACGGCGAATATAACATTGAGTTACTAAAGATGTTATATCAAATATATCTGCCGCCGCCGTACCCAATACCGCAGAATCTAACGGTGTTGCAGGATCATCTAAAATTAAGGCAGGATCAAAACTTGCACCACTTGAAAAATCAATTTCGGCCTTAAATATTGCGGCTGGCATTATCTTCCTAAATTAGTTAATTGAGTTACTGCACCTGATCTATTCAAGTTATACAAAGCATCCTGAATTACAGATTGTAATTGGCCTTCTGATATAACTGATCCGGCTACATTTATATTAACGGTAGTACCCATGCCACCCATTTTATCTAATGGTATAACCGCTTCTGCACCGGCTTCACCAATCATTGCAAGTGTAGGGCTATTAACAATTCCACCTTCTGCCATTAGTGGTATGCCAAGCCTTGCCGCACCACTTTCCTTATATCTTTCAGCCGTAATATCTGCGGCTGTCATTCCTTTGTAACCAACTGTGCCGACTAATTTTTTTCCTAAATCTGTAAAATAACCGGGATCAAACATATCTTTGGCCGGTTCAGTATCATCTGTTCCTTTTTTCTTTTTATTTATTTCATCAAGTAATGCCAACATTTTGCGTAGTTCATCATTAGCCTTAAATAAAACTCCTAAATAAAGTAAAACTTCGGCAGTAGTGATACCCCATTTTTTAGCCAACATTTCAACTTCGGCAGTAGTGATTTGCCCATCCTCAATAACCTTTAATACATCAGCGTATCTTGCGGCTTCATCAACTGCGGCTTTTGTACCATCTGCTAACTTCTGCAATAGTTTTACACGCAACTCATCTTCACCGGATAATTTACGGCTAAGTGCAACTTGTAAATTGATTTTATCAATATCAAACATAGCGGCTAGTTCATTCTTCTTTTTATCTAATGCTTCTTGTGCGCGTTTTTCTGAAGTTAATTTTTTCTCTCTAGCCAAATTGTCTGCCTGTATTTTCTTTAACATTTCGGCATAGGTTAATTGTTTCTTTTGGCTTTTGCGTTGATATTCTAACGCATCAATTTCTAATAATAATAAACCTACATAACCTTTTTCTTGCAGAAATCTTTGGTATCTTATATCATTACCGCGTTTTTCTATTTCTTGTAATGTTGTACTTTCCCCTATTAAGGTTTCCATAAAAATAAGAATTGAATCTATGGCGGCTTGACCTAAACCTTTTGAAAAGAATCCAACATTTATATCAGCCAATTGTGTTGCGGCTTTTTCTAATTTTACGCCAAACACATCTAAGTTATCTGATCCAATTGCTATAAAAGATGCGGCAGTTAAAAATCCCTCTCCCAAAGTTTCGGTAGCCTGACCTGCACTAATCTGAAATGATTTTAATTTGCCTGCAAATGAGTTTGTTTGTTCTTCGGCTGATCCGGCATATTTATCTAAATTTTGCATTAACTTTACAAAGCCCATTGATTTTACTTCTGCGGCTGTAAATCCAATACCAAGATTGGTTATAGATTTGTAATTACCTATTGCCGCTTTGTTTATAGCATCAAGTACCATATTTAAATCAGCACCAGTACCGGCTGATATATCTAATGATTTACTTAATAATGTTTGTGATATATCTAAGTCACCGGTTTGAGCAATAAGTTGGCGTAGGGCTGGTACTAATTGATCTTCTGTAATGTTTGTAGCGCGTTGTAAATCGGCTATAAATGTTTTGACACTGGGTAGTTCAAACTCTTGCCCAATACTTCTTAAAGTTAATTGTAATTGCTTATCTAATCTTTCCTGGGCTAAAGCCGCTTGAATAGAATTTTTTGTAAATATGGCTAAACCTGCGGCAGCGGCTATCCCGCCGGCTTTGGCAAAAGCCTTTAATCTAAATGATCCAGTTGCAACTACCTTGTCAAAACCCTTTAATTCTTTTGTTGCACGCTCTAGGCCTTTTTTATCAAACTTAGTAAGGAAGTTAATTGCAACATACTGACTTAATGCCATGTTTAACCCCTAAATTTTTCGCCTAGATATTTTTTAAGCACACCGTATAGATTATCATTTACTTGCCCACCTAATTGTTGTGATGCCCTGTAAATCAATCTTTTTTCTTTATACGCACCTGAACTAGCAGTACCTTGTAATTTACCAATAAAAGATTCACTAGCATTAAGGTTACGACTTATACGCCTAGTTTTACTTCTTGATTTTGATGTACCAAATCCTGCTAACTCATAAATTATACCTGGTACAGATTTGTTAATTACGGCTAATGCAGTTACAGAAAATGTAGTGCCTTTTACTCTTTGAACTTTAGTTTTAGCCGAACTAACTCTTATGCCGCGTATAACTTCTGTTTGCGACCACTTCCAACGGCTTCTTTTATC